TTAAACTCGCTGACGTCTGTGTTTGCTTTTGTTTGTTCCATATTATACCTTTCTTGTTAATAGGATAATCCTATCAACTTTGTCTAGTTTCGTCAACCTCTATTTTTGTTTCAACACGTCTACCCCAATATGGACTATCAACTGTTTCTTTACTTACATTAATAGGTGTTTCAAGAGCCTCGGTCCTAGGGTGCAATCTAATTTGTTCTTCCCAATAGGTATACATAAAATCTGTATAACAACCTTGACTACAAAAATGGGACCAGACATTATTCCTATTCCAATTATTTTCTTTAATCTTACGAGTTCTTAAAACCTTAGAGCCCTTGACACCTCTTATTCTGTCTTGTGTATGTTTTGTATGACACTTTGGTCCATGACACCAATTAAAGTCGCTCATATCATTAACCCCAAACTTAAAATTAAACCAAAGAAAAACACACAACAATAAAATTCAAAGCTTGTCATTAGTGCCTCACTTTCCATGTTGTAGTTGCAGTTCTATAACCATGTGCGTCTAGGTCATAGTAAACATAATAAGGTGTTCCATTTTTCGCAACACCATAACGAGATTTCTCGTCATGCTTTCCTTTTCTTGTGATGTGTTTTTTGTGCTTACTAGCCCAATAAGTTATGTAGAATGTTTTGTCCATTTTCTTTTTCCTTTCTAATTAATTTACCCTATCCTATATTAAATAGGATAGGGTGTCAATAGTTAATGTGTAACTAATTGTTCTTTTGCTAATGCTCTCGCAATCGCTATCTTCTCCTCTCTAGTTTGTTCAACCTCATCAGTTAAAAGATCAGCTAGATTGCTCGGACTATAAATTGATAAAGCCATACTAGAATGTGCGTCTAATATACTTTCATTTAAAACCACACCAAGTTTATCAGCTAGTTCTTTTGCTTGATCAAAGTATCTGTAAGATTTCAAACCAAGTTTTAGTTTTTCCATTTTTTTATTTACATGGTAAAACAGTTGTTGATGAGTTTTAACAACATCTTCTTGTGCAACCTTAAAACTTTCAAACCACGCATAAGTTTCTTGATCTGCTTTAAACTTACGAGAATGACAATAAGATGTTCCAATTACCCAAAGTTTGAAATCATTATCCCACTCATCTTTTGGATAC